ATGACAACAACTACTGCCACAAAACGCTCTACAGGCGTGCCTGAGGGCTTTGTTGAACATACTCGCAAGCTGAGTGATCACGGTAGACGTGTTCGTGAAGCGCACGCTAACGGTGAATTAAGAAAGCGTTCACGTACAAGAGCTCGTCTAAGTGCCGTAGATGCACAAAGCGAAGCTAATGCTATAACATCGGCACTAACTAACTAAAAATAAAAAGAATTAATGAAAACATACGTCGGTCGGGCTGAAGCCCATAAGTCTATTCGCTCTTTGTTGAAACCAGATTCTAATAGCCAATTAGCATTAGATATATTTCAAGATTATTGGAGGTATGGTTTTGACCGGGAAGTAGGACGTGATACTTACCTCACTCGCCCAAGTGAAGTCATTGACTGCGCTATTGGTCGTATTCATTTAAGACCAGTCCATTTTACTGGCAATGAAAAAGAAGACCACGGCCACTCAGCTACTAAAGAATGCTGGGACAATTGGGAAAACGCTGCTTATGTACCGGGTGTAGATTCATGCTCTAAAGATATTCCAACATCAAATGAATGGATAGTTTATTGCGTTGATTCGGAACGTAATGCTTGTATGCTTGCTTACCTTCCAGAAGGGGTTGACCCTCATGAGTTTTGTGAAGTGCAGGAAAACATGGACAACTTTATAGCCCGGGCAAATAATTGGTTTGGTGATAACGGGTCTACACCAATGTCAAATGATGACTTCCCACTAATATTTGATGATAGGTGGCTTGAAAATTAAAAAAACCAGAGCAAATGCTCTGGTTTTTTATTGCACTTTATAATTCCCAACCGAGCTTCCAGCACCTACCTCCACTTGAGCGTTCTGCGTTATCTCATCTACTACAGCATTCGCAATGGCTTCGGCCATCATGCCCGCCATTGCGAATTCACCATCGAGTACAAAACCCTGGGCTTTGAGTTCAGTTTCTATCTTTTGCTTTAGTGATGCTTTACTTATTGCCATTGTTACTTCCCTGCATAAACAGTGGTTGATACATCGACATGCGGTTTTCCCATAAACGGACAAATACTCGCGCCGGTACAAACGCCTTTTCCGCCATTGAGCTTGATTGTGTCCGCGTCTTCGGTGATGTTCATAGCTTTAATGGTTCTATTGCCTTTGACAGTTTCAGTGTGGTTCCCATCAATTTCAGCGATTCGATTTTCTAGTACTTTGATTTGTTGAGTGAGGCATTCAAGCTTGTCGGCTTGGTCTGTCTTACGTTCAAAGTTACCTTTCTGGTCGACTAATTGATAAACGCCTTTGCGCTGTTGGTAGCGGCTTTCACCTTCTTTGATACCTGGTAGCTTGAAACCAAGTGGTAGCACGCAACGAATAAAGGGCTTGTCTGGTTGACCGAACATGAAACCGAGTTCAACAATACTGCCGATAGCCGGTGGCTCTAAACGGCCAGCATGGTTGCCTAGACCAGGAACGGGAAGCGGTACCGCCTGCAGTGGTGATTTGTCTTCATACTCCATGCCTTTTTCATCGAGTAGCTGAACATCTACCGCGTAATGTGGGTAAAAGCGATCGGATAAATCGCCCTCTTCAGGCAACTCTGGTAGTGCTACGACCTTTCCCCAACGAGGTAAGTGCCATCGCCCTGTGAACTCAGGGAACAACCTAAAGATGATGCGCTTGAGGGTATTCACATCCATGTTAGCTTTGCCTCCGTTCCTTCAAACTCAACACCGATTAATCGAAGTCCATTCACCACAACACCTGGCTTGAGCTTTGGGATAGCCGGTATCTTTACCGATTTGTTGGCCGTGTGGTTGGTCATGAGTGCATTGGGCAAAGTAATCGGTTTATCTGCCCAGAACGAATCAATCCAACTTCCGACATACACTTGGCCGTTACCCTGCTGCTGCCAGAACAATTCATCGATGCTAAATGCCTGGGCTAGCTCATCGATGATTCGATACCCATTACCATCACTGTAGAAACAAGGAATGGCCGTTTTGCTGTACGCCTTTTCGGGTACCACAAATTGAAGTCCCGTTTTATTGGTGACCTCGCTCAGCAGCTGCATCAGTGTGGGATGGCGCAATATGATATTGAGTGGTTTGTAAAGAATGGCCGCGAGCTCACGGCAGAACACTGTTGACCAACCTTGCTCTGCAGGTTGTACGCGTTCGATGTAACCCAAGAAGACGCGAGTAATGTCATCACCCCACCCTAAATCAATCGCGATGAGCGTGTTTGGCTCAGGGTTCCCTTCAACCGAAAGCTCACAACGACCAGGCGTATTTTCACTGAAGACAATACGATGGCTTTTCACTTTGGTTTTCTCTTTACCCAGGTAAGCGCGGCAAAGAAACTTATTGTTGGTAGTCATTGGTCACGCCCTCGTTTAAGCCAGCGCATTGTCCACGCTTTTTAGTACCTTCATCACGCCCGTCAATTCCACTTGTGTATCCGGCGGTACATCATCGGTTTGCCCAGTTTCAACGGGCGTTTTTACGCCCTGCACTTTTTGCTGCGCGGCGGGCTTGTCCGGTTGGCGCTGCTCTACCCGCTCTGGCACAGACAGATGTTCGACCAGCTCGAACGACACGCTCCACTGGCGGTGAGATTCTTGTTCATCGGCGCGCACGACGCCTTGAAATTTCACTTGGCGAATTTTCAACGCCTCAGCTGTTTTGTTGCTGATACGGTAGATTTGGCGCGCGTCGCTTTCTTGCGCTTCGGCCATACTGAACAAGTTAGTCAGCAACTGATTTTTGGTAAAAGGGATCACCCCTTTCACCGTCAGTATTTTACCCTTGCTGCCTGTTTCCGCTTGGTCGGTGGCCGAAGTTTGGCCGGACATATCTTGTCCGGCCAATTGCTGACGAACGCTAATACGTAGGTTCTTTAATGGGAGCTGAGCGCCGTTAAGAATGAGCATCACGTACTTCTATGGTTGGATTTCATACAGTTCGTGCACCTTAGGGTGTTCTGAGTTAGCCCATGTACGACACGCATCAATGAACGTATGCATTTGTAGCTTTTTCTCATCCGTTCCCGTTCGCTCCAACGTCAATTGCTTACCAATTGAATAGTTGGAAATGATGTGCTTTTCACATCGCTCATTCACCTCAGCTAAGCTGATGATGTCATTCGAATAATCTAGCAATTCAGTTTCCATTGTTAACTCCCTGGTTTAGTGTCAAAAGGTGACTCGCCGTAAAGTGAAGGGAAATAGCCCCACTTAGGGTTCTCTCGTTCAAGAGAGACTTGGCCTGATACCGCTCCAGCCCAAAGAAACAGAACTTCTCCTGAAGAAGAATAGACATAAGGGTGTGAGTGGATATACGCACCAGGTAAAGGGCGATACCGGGTACCACAGCAGCCCCACTCATCATTTACACCGTTTAACCAGTGGCTGCGAATATCACCAGAAAGTAGCTTCGCATAACAACCTGATGTAACGCATGTTGACCCAGACATTTTAGGGCTGGGGAATATTGTATAACTGCTGTGATTTTTCGGATCGTAGCCACTCCAAACCATTTTCATAACTCGAATAGCAGGGTTAAAGTGCTTGACACCTGAGCGCCCCATAGCCTTCAAGATTTCTTGTTCTTCAGCGTCTCGATCTGCCCAATCAACACCCGAAACAATCGTTCGATAAAGTGATACTCGAATATCAAAACCTGAGTTTTTAGCAAAGAAATCTAGATTATCTCCCGTCAAGTTTCCATATTGATTTCTCGATTGGCGCGTGATGCCGTACTCCCCTCTAGCACCGGCAACATAGCTATCAATCTTGGCTTTGGCTTGAGCAACTTCATTATCGATTTTGCCCATTTTTTGGTTAACCTCAGAGGTCACCGCTTTGCTCGCTTCCGTTTGCTGCAAAGAAGCACTAATCGCTTGTTGTAAAAGCGAGTCTGTATTACTCATCTTCTTTCTCCATGACTCTTAGTTTGTCATTCAGCTTCATGAGTTCATGCTCTTGCTGAACATTCTGTTTCTGGCTTTGTAACAGTCCCGTGGTTAAGGAAATGTCCATATCTAAACGCTCTTGCGTTGATTTCTCATGCTCGCGATGATGTTGAACCTGAAGAACGTCATGCTGCACTTGATGATTCTGCTCTTGTTGCTCAAGCCCTTTAATTCGGTCTTCTAGAAAGCGATTTTTATCGTGCAGAGACATGCTTTCATGACTCTGAAGAATGATGTTTTTCTGCGCGAGAAATAGACCTGTACTCAACTGCGCAATCAGAGCGTCCATGTCATCGAGTTTGGCTTCGTAGTTAAACTGCCAGGTCTCTGGCGTCACCGTAATTTGGGTGATGGCCTGAGCGCCGGAGAACTTAAGCAAGAAGTTACGCGTTAAGTTGTTGCCTTCTTCACTGGTGCGTTCGTTGTTCTTGCGCTTCGATTGCATCACCATGTGATTGACTGATATCAACACCCCTTCTTCGCTGACCAGGCCGAGCCAGTTGAATTGAAAGTTGCCCACCGTGTTATCTAAAATCAGCGAATAGACGACCTCATTGCCATTCACACAAGCACTACGCGTCGGTGCACTGCGAAACACAATCTGACGACTCATCGGAAGCGATTGGTCTCTTCGTGGCGGTATCAGTGGATCTAAGTTAGGCACATGCGCCAGCACAAACTCACGGACCACCAAGGGTTGTTTTGCTTGTTGTTTTCGAGCAATAAGCTGCTCGCCTGCAATGGTAATGACTGCCATAACCTATCCTATTGATGCGCTGTACGTTTCGTGGGTGTGACTGAACTCGGTGACCGAAATATGAGGATAAGCCGCCGTTGTCACATCAAAGCTGTATCGACGGCAGGTTCTGCCATATTGGCGAACCAAGGCGTCCATCAAGCCAGGGACTTCATTCAAATCGCTGTCTCGCACTTTCACGCTCACCACATCCCAAGGGTAATAGTTCAAACGCTCATCGATTTCGACATGGGGATAACCCAGCTGATCGAACATGATTTCCCAACCCACCTCTGAGCCGCCACCAGTTGCAAAGGCGTAAGCAAAATTCACTCGAATACGGTAGATATGCTCGGGCTCTTTAGGCAGACGTTCGATGTCGCGTTGCCAAGCCATCAAATCAACAAATTCGATAGGGGCGACCATAGGATCTAACTGCCTAAGCGGCCACTCCAATACGTCTTGTACTCGCGACCAATACCCAAGCAAAGCCTGTCCTAGTTTGTAGATCTCGCTCTTACCCATCCAATGCTTGAGCGTAAAGTTAGGCCGTTTCAATACTGACCTCCAAATGGCCCATTCTTGGTACTTCCATGCCATTGGTTAGGTCAGCATTATCAAATTCAATCGATTCTAATACGGAGAATTCACCGTGCAGCTCTTGGGCCAATCTCGAAAAACTAAACCGCGAAGAAGGCTTGGTTTTCGTGACGTTATAATCGGTGTTCTGCCTAAAGGCCGAGCCAATAAAAAGCGCAATATTAGTTTCAAGCTGCGCGCTCTCTTCTATCGACAGTATTCGCCCTATCCACACTCGACACTTCACTGTGATGGTATTGCCTGGCATGGCATACACTCTTAAATCATCACCATGGCCGTGATTCCCTTCGTGATTAATGTGCGTGTTTAGATCCGCCAACATTTGAGGCGATGGCTCCCCAGAATCCAATAGAATAAACGCATTCGCCGAACCAGGGCCTCGGGGCGCGTTGTGCTTGAAGTAGACATTTTCACTGTTGATACCGGCGCGCAACATCAGCAATGAACGGTAAGCCGCATCAATATGCCATTTCGCCACCCCACTAAATTGATTGCGAATGCGCACCCTCAATTGGTCGTCACTCTCTTCATCGGCGCCCGCTTTGATTAGCCAATCGGCACTATTCACCGCACGGCTAATACCTGGAACCGCCGTGGTTAAGACATGAAAATACCCTTCGCCTAGATTAAAGGCCGCGCCTTCATGCTCGGCCTCTACCTTGCCAATCGTTGACGCTTCATGCTCTTGCAGTGTCGTGTCCTGGCTTAATATCACTCGGTAAACTGTGCCGTTAATGGGGTCGGTTTGTATCACTGTGCCTTTGGATACAACAATGGCCGGCCCTTGCTTCGCGGCTCGGTGTATCACCACTTGCCCCGCCGCTTTGGTCGATGGCTTTCGCTTCACGTTGAATTGCCACGCCCATAAATCGAGCCATTTGTCTTTTGCCGTCGCAACGAACATATTGGGCAACACGTACCCAACCAGAAATCGGTTAACCAGCCACACCGTTGGACCAATCACCATGGTTTCAATTAAGCGCCAAAATGGAGAATACTGAGAATCGTTGGCGATGGTGCTGCCTTGCTTTCGAGCTTCCTCTTTGAGTGTCGCTTTCCACTCTGAGGCTTCGAGCGGTAACCCCGCCTTTTCAGCGAGCTCGGTAAAGTTCGGTTTCGGGATATCAGTCAAAGTTCACCTCTGTGCTTACGCTGCCAAAGCGCACCGTTTCTGCAAAAATATAAATTTGCCCATCGTTCACTTCTTCGATGCGAACAGTACCAGGCACCAGACGAACATCTTCTTCGACCAGAAGTTCGAGTTGCGTGCGCGCGTCCGCTTTTTTCGCGGGGCTACGTTCTGCTATCAAATGGATCGCGACATTACTTTCAATAATCGCGTGTTTAATGTCTTGAGCAATCACCGCACGATCATGAATCAACACCGGGTTACGGCCGGCATCGAGTACCACGTCACCGTTTTCAATGAGGATATCTTGATATAGGTACTCCGCCATTAGCCCGCTGCCATTTCTAGTTCGCTCGCCATGTCTTGTGGGCTACTCATGTAAGTGGGATAAATCGCAACACCACCGTAATTGGTTGAACTCGTTTGGTAGCTCGCAATACTCTTGGCCGCGCCACCTGGCTGGACTTGAGCTTGAGGCGCTGCGCTTTGCACTGACTTAGATTTCACTTCTAAGTCATCACTTTCATTGCCAAAGCCAGGTAGCCAATCAACAAGCCCTTTTAGGTTTTCCCAAATCCCCGCCAACTTATCCGTAAACCAACTAAAGACACTGCCAAAGACATTTCGCATCGAGTCGGCCATTTGCCCAATGAAGGCAAAGCCACTGGTATCAGTAAAGCCACTCATCACCCATTGCCAACCTGCAGACAGGAATTGAAACAGCGTTTGAAATGGTAACGTCAAGAGCTCTAACGCCCCCGAAATTACGGTAAACCACCCAGTGTCCACCATTTCTACTTTCAGCATCTGCCAACCAAAGACCAAGCTTCTAAATCCGTTGCTTAACGAATCCACCATCTGACCAATAAACGTAAAACCACTGGTATCGGTAAAGCCACTCATCACCCATTGCCAACCGGCTTTGATAAACTCAAACAGGGTTCTAAATGGCAGCGTAATTAACGCGATTGCACCTTCTAACACTTGAAACCAAGTCGTATCACCAAATGACGCTTTCAGGTCGTCCCAGTAATAAATCAGAGCACCAACCGCTGCAATGGCGGCCACAACACCGGCGGCAATTAAGAAAATAGGGTTAGCCAGTAACGCCACCGATAGTTTCATGAATGCCCACGTAGCACCCATCACCCCTTTTGATAATCCCCACATCGCCACCGTGACGGTTTTGGTCACGCCAACACCTAAAGTCATCGTTGCCCAAGCCACTTTCAAAGCGCCAGATATCATGGTCAACAGGCCACCTGCAGCCACCAAGCCCAAAAGAGCTACGCCAGCAAAGCCAATGTATTTGGTGAGGTTTGGGAACATCTGTGTCCATTCGATGATTTCCATCGCGCCATCAGACAAACTTGAAATCACAGGTAAAAGCGCGGGCAACAATGCAGCGCCAAAGGCCGTTCGCACCGCAAACACGCCTTGCTCTAGCCGTTCCCATTGATCGGTCATGGCGCCAGCCATTTGTTCGGCGACATCTAAACCCTTAACTTGGCCAAGCTCAGAAATAGAGTTTGCAAGACCATCCGTGTTTTGCATCAGCAGCTGGATCATGGCTGAGGCTTCTTTGGTACCAAACGCTTTACTCAGTTCTGCCGCTTCTGCTACCGAAATCGTTTCGCCGTAACGGCCTTTAATTTGGTTTAGAATGTCGACAATAGGCAGCATCTGCCCTTGAGCATTAGTGAACTGCATGTTCAATGCTTCTTGAGCTTTTGCGGTACCCGCCAAGAACGAGCGGTATTTTGTACCCGCTTCGCTACCACTCATCGTGGCTTGCAACGTACCGAGAATGGCCATCTGCTCGGTCATGCCGACACCAACAGAGGTCGCTGCGGCTCCAACCGAAGTAAACGCAGAAGACATACCAGCGCCGGTTGTTTTGAACATCTGCACAGCTCTGGCCGTTTGACCACCCAGCGTGTTCACCCAATCCGCTTTGCCCATTTCATTGGCCGAGTTTTGAAAAATGCCATACATGGTCCCAACGTAGTTAGTGATGGTTCCAGTATCCGCTTTCGTTGCAGCCGCGAGCACACCCGACGCTCTAGTAAACTCAGACAGCTCATTACCTCCTAATCCAGCAATCGCGGATTGGATATCATAAGAAGCGGCCACAAACTCCGTGGCTGACTTGCCATAATCCACAGAGAATTTCATTGCCGTTTGAGCAAGGGTTTTGAGTTGGTCATCAGCAACGCCGAGTGATTTGACTTCACCGAGCTTTCTATCCATTTCAATGGCTGGCATTAACGCTTGTTGCAGAGCAAAACCTGCGCCTACCATGCCAGCTGCGCCCGAAACCATCGTTTGAGTACCTTGTTTGTAGGTATTCGTGACATCGGATATTTGGCGCTGAATGTTGCCCAGAGGTTTTGATATCTGGTCAATCAATCCAACTTGAAATCTGAGCGCTTCAGGTAACATCAACCACTCTCTTTATGCTGATTAGAGTTAGGCGCCAAAGGCTTTGGCCACCCCACTTGTGGTAACGGCTTGCATGTTTTCCCAATGGTTCTTCTCTAACCAAATCGCATAGGCAAGATTTTGGTCAGTATCAGGGGCATCGGGTAGCCACTTACGCCGCCACGCATACATCTTTTGCCTGTCACTGCCATCAATGGCCGCGACAAGCGCATCTATTTTTTTACGGAGATAACAAGCTTCGGCGTGTACTCTTTAAGAACCGCACCATAAATCTGCATTGCTGCACCTGCGTTCTCATTAGTCATCTCACGCAGTGCGTCTTTTGAACCTTCACTCACACAGCTCATCAAAAAGTTGTGTGCTGCCGCGCTTGCATCACCCGAAAGGATGGTATTTTGCGCTTCGTCGTATTCTGCCGGTGTTGGGTTGAATTCAAGGTCGGTTGTGCCAACGGTTAAAACAATGGATTTTGTCATGCTGCTTCTCGCTTTAGTGATTCATAAATTCGGGTGAGTCCGGTTTCAAGTTGACGCTCAAGTCGCTCAAAACCATCCTTCACTTCTTCTTTGGTGGCGTAGCTCTCCGCCACATGGGTTTTATAATCAGCAAGCTCTTTCGAAAGAGAAAACAGCTTGCTAATCAATGCACCGATCAACATCACCAACAAGGTGGCAAGGGCGACCAGCGCAGATAACCAAGTCGGGTCCATCTAGCCCCCTTTTACCGCCTGCTTTAGTCCACCAATTAGGCTAAGCGGCTTTTGCCCCGCAGTGATTTGCTTATCGACGGAACGTTTGTGGATGTTCACACCAAGTACAGCCAGAGCAACAGAAATCAATGGTGTCAGCGCGACAATGGCATTGACGACATTGGCCGCTTCTTTTGGCTCAATAATCATCACAACAAACAGTCCAAAGAACATCAGCGCCCAACTCAAACACAAGGTGTAACCCCAAGTAGGACGCCAACGCCTGACAAATGGATCATGACTCGCCATTTCGACTTTCATTGTTGAGGCTTGTTGGGCTATGGCAAGCTTACGTTCTTCACTTTCCAGTTCAGCATGTTGAAAGGCAAATTCACGAAGCTTTACCCGTTCATCAGACTCAAGCTGTTTAATTTTCAATAACGCTTCTGGGTTATTGATAAGTGCCTGTTCAATGGCTTTCGGGCTGCTGTCCACTCCAAGTGCACTGGCGACCATTCCCGCAACCGCGCCCCCTGCAGGGCCACCGATAACAGTGCCAATAAGTGGCGCTGCGCTACCAAGTAGTGATTTAATTTTGTCCCACATGATTTAATCCTTAACGATGGTGAGTTTGGCTGGTTTACCGTTCAGCTCTGCCATCAACACTTTGAAAGCGTGACTAGAATTGACAACGGCCCATTCATTTCCAACGAAACCAAAATCGACACCGGGTGCTAAACACCCCTGCAGATCACTCGGTTTATTGGCCTTATGGATCAGCACATGAGTTCGAAGGCTTGGCCCGCTGCGGGTGACGCCTAACATTGGCTCTTCTACTGCGTAACAGTGGCCAAAGCGTGGCGATTGATGCGGCAAAAGGTCGTAAGTGCCTTCAACAATGCAAGATTCACTAGGCTTGTTGTTGAGCATTGGTCGTTCAACCACGCAACAGACTTTGGAACCATCAGGGCGGTAGAGGTACGAATAGGTGCCATGTTCAAAGTAACGGCGTTTCATCAAATAGTGTTTCATCGTTTCATTCGCTCCAATTCGCTTTGGCATTGAGTGCAGTATTGGCACCCTGATATGTGTTGGCGGCGAGCTTCTGGTATTGGGTCGCCGCACTCACCGCATTCCTGTGCGCTTTCCCTCTGGTTAACGTGCTTAGCCCTTGCCAACTGGTTGGTAAGTGCCACTTCCGTGAATTGGGTTTCAAAGCCACTGGCTTGGTCAATAACATCAGACATTTCAATCCCTACTTACTCAGTAAACGTTACTGAACCAAATCTTCGGTTTCATCTGGGCGCAAATATGGAACGCCATTGATTTTCACAAAGTCTGGACTGGTCACTTCGAACGGCAACTTATGAACTAATGCACTGCCACCATTGGAATCCGCATCGAGTAAGTCAGAGATTTTCAGACGACAACCAAAGGCTTCAATCTTCAATTCGTCTTTATCAATTTTGCCGTAGAACAAGGCATCAAAGTCCGGCATACCGCGCCAAGAGCCGGCGCTTTTGGCGGCTTTTCCTAATCGGTTAAATTGCTGCGTGGTCAGTTCCATTTCACCACTGGCGGCCACATCACCATCGACATAGCCGTCAGGCACACCATTGGTTTTGTTAACGGCAGAATTGTCTTCAATCGACAGCGTGACCTTTTGCGCGGTGAGCTTGTAGTCACCCATTGAAAAGTGCATGTTCTTGCCAGAAATACGCATGCTCATGGTTACGCCTCCGTATCTGCAGGGTTAGAGAGATCAAGCCCAATGTTCACAACAATGTGTTTCGGGCAGTTGTGTGGCGTGACCATCAAACCAATCACGACTTTTGTTTTGCTTTGCCACGTGATGGTGACGTCTTGATCGCTCGGTGGCATGATTTCACCAGGGAACGGAATGCCACCAATCTCCGTGGTCTTCGACATATCGCGCATGTCTTTGCTGAAGTAAGTGCGGTTAAGTTCAATACTCGGTGGCGTTGAATTCAGAATGCGGTCAGCAATACGGCGGATCGCTTTGATGCGAACGCGGCGATTCAGTTTGTGAACCGGACGAACGTATTCTAGATATTGATAGTCCCCGCCCTTCGCTTCCAACGTAGTCGCGTCTGTCCAATACACCCCTTCCATGTCGGCATACCATTGCGGCAATGAATAACGCGCATCGGCTAACACTGCGATGGTGCTCATTTCCAGTGGTTTACCTGCGCTATCAATAGGCATTTCACCAAGCCCCAACACGCTGCCCGTTGCTACTCGCATTGGACTGTCGGCGACGGTCACCGCTCGATCGCACAAGCGCCCACCCAATACACCAATGTTATTGCCATTGAGCATCGGCACAGGCGTCACCATGTTGGCCGACACATCTTTCACTAACGCCAATAGACTGGTTTCGTATTTCGCCCAAGTTTGCTTGCTCTTATCGATGCCAGGACACGCCGCTAAGAAGAACACCCAACGGCCAAGCTTGCTGGTGAGCTCAGTCGCTTTACTTTGCATCGCTTGAAAATCTGCTTTGCTGGTCACGATGTCCACCACACAAACCCCTTCAAACGAGTCCGTGCGATTAGCAATATCAACCGCTTCCTGCCACGTCTTACCTTCAGCGAGACCAAACACTGCGCCTGTCCAGTTCTGTTTCCCATTGAGCTGCGCCGCTTTGAGGTTAGCGCCCAGAGCGTCATCGGCTACGACATCGTTAAGGTTGGTCATGTTATTCACACGCGTGACTTTGCCTTGCAGTTCAGCTTTATCGGTGCGCCCGATATAAAGCAGGTGGCGTTCAATTTCTGGGATCCCGCCTTGCCCTAAATTGAGGTTGTTTACCTCTACCTTTCCGGTTGCCATTGGTTATTTCCTCGCTTATTTTCGCTTTCTGGCCTGCTCAAAAATGGTGATGAGTTGGCGGGTGACTTCGCGTTCTTTACTGCCTAATATCTGGCGCTCTTTTAAGGGGATATCCCAAGCCGACACACTCGGTTGATTGCTCAACTCACGAATGATTTGTCCTGCTTGCCCGTGGGTTACGGTGGCCATCAATAACTTGAGCGTGGGTTTCTTCCTTCCCTTGCCACTCTTACGCGGGACCGTGTAACCCAGCTCCCTCAGTTTTCTCGCTTGCCCTTTTGAACAAGGCGCTGAATAGTTTGGCTTTCCCCACCGCTTTTGCATTTGGCGCTTGGTCATTTTTTGTTTTTGACCAAGGTGATGCCTGGCAGCAATTTTTGCGGTGAGCGGATTGCTCCAAGTTAGGTCGAGCGTATTGGCGTTTCTCACATAGGGCGTTAACCCCTTTGCCATACGTCGCATGACCTTTCCGCGCTTGTTCCGTTTCTTCGGTGCTAAGGCTTGGCCGTGAATGTCTTTCTGTTGCTGAATACGCTTTCGAGTCTTGGCTTTTTCCCAGCGCCCTAATGTTTTCAATATCCATACACGCTTTCTAGGCGGAAGCGCTAACATGGCAAGCTTTTCTTGCAGGTTGAGCACATCCCTTTGATTGACATTAACTGTCGGCTTCATTCACCAACTCCGCTTCTTCGGCGGTATATATCTCGACGGCTTGAACTCGGTATCGAGTCCCGCGCCAAGTGATCATTCCTGCTTCATCAGGTACCAGTTCTATCGGCTCCATCAGTTCAAGTTCAATACTCACATCGGCCGCTTCGCTGCTGATCACATCCACCGATAAAGTCGGGTCTTCAAGCTCTTGCTCGTTACGCTCTTCTTCATGGTCACTGAGCCAGCAAGCAATCAGAGCTAACAAACAGCGTGGGTCTAGTAATTGGTGAGGGAATTCCTCAACCGAGATCACTGCGTTGTATTTCCAGAAACAAGCGATATATCCACCGTTCCCACGGTCTTCACCACTTGGCACTATTGAGCCGTTTTCTTGCCACGCATCAATCTTGTTATTCAGCACATTGCTATTGAGGTGACTAACGATGTAATCCGTTAAATGCTCAAGCTTGGTTTTGTTGTAAACCGTGTCGCTCATATCGAATCAATTCCATTGGCACTGCGCCCGAGCAATTGAGAGACATCTTTATTACTTTGAGCTAGGAAACGTGCCGCCTGTTGTGGCTCATCTATCGCCGCGTTGTCCCCTTCTTTACGCCTATCTTGCGTCGCAAACTCGGGTAACAATTCAGAGTGAGCTCGGCCATACACCGCACGTTTGTACAATGTGGTTTTGGCGATGCTCATTGATGGCGGAATACAATCAACCAACAAGCGATCTAACTTCTCTTGAATATTCAGCGCGGCAATCGTGATAGCCGCAGCAATAGAGTCGTTATCAAACGTATGCGGAATACGGCGTAATTGGCGAAACTCATCGGTCGATAAGTTTGGCCAACCTTCACCAGGTATGGCTTGGTCACTCGTTTTATCCATTTTTCCGCCAAAGCTCATGATTCAACCTTTTTGCTACTGCAGTTAATTAGGGCGCCTCTAGCCACTGAGTCGACGGAATAAGCAGGGTGATGAATCACTTGCTCTTCCTCGTCAGTCGAGGCGCGGTGGCATAGGAGCTGTTTTAAGCTAGAGGTTGTCGCCACTCTCTAATGCTCGGATACGTTGGTCGATGTTATCGATCATGGTGCTAACACCAATCGCGCTGTATTGCTCATGCGCGTTTTGAAGATGAGTTCGAGCTTTCTGTAACGTCGGCACATCTCCGACAGAGGCCGCATGAGGCTTACCTTCATCGTTACGCAGTAGGTACAGGCCCGCGAACTTCAACCATTTAGCCGTGGGCTTTTCGTTGATGCTCCAGTCGTCGGTGACCTTCTCAAATACTTGGGAGAAGTAAGGCTCAATCGATTGGCCTTTGTCTGCCATACGCTCTGACCAGGCCAAGACTTCATCCGCGCAGAAGGTGGCAAAATCACGCTTGAATCGTTCTGGTGTATCTAGCCCGCGCTCGATAGCGATATCACACCACTTGATGGCGGTTTCTAGATCTTCGATATCAAAGAGCCAAATCACCATCTGAGTAAATAACGGGTTATCGAACTGCTCGTCACCGGCTAGGTAAGCTTCAATTGCTTCACGGTATTTAGGGACCAAAACTTCACGTTTGTGGTTAACCTTTTCATCCTTACGATTAAAGGTTTTTAGCACCTTCAAATCACTTTCGAGTTCAGCTAAAAGCAGATGAAGGCTGTTAGGATTAGCAACAAACTGTTTTTCAGGTGTCAATTGCTTTTGCTGTTTTGCCAAGGCTTCTTGGCGCAACTTCGCTAATGGACTGGCCATGTCTTCCCCTTAACCTGCGGCTGGCACAATGACAGTGACTTCTTCAATCGCTGCAAACTTGTGGTAATTGCCCACCGCATAACCTTCTTGGCGAAGGTATGACGTTTCGAAACGTTTACGGTCTTCTTCATTACGCGACTTACGCCACTGCGTTCCTTTTTGAGTCAGGATTTGCAGGTTGCTTAAGTTCGTTACCCAAATCATGTCTGGCGGGAAAAATGGCGGTGTATACACCGTTTTACCTGCAACGGTCTTAGCCAAGCTCTGCGCGGCTTTGTGCTCGGTGGGTACTTCTGCCGATTCCAATAAACGATGCTGCTCTGCGGCCACTAAGTTGCGGCCAATCAAAACCACTAAATCCGGGTCGCCTTGATGCACTTCATGGATAGTGGTGTTAATCAGATCGTTAACCAGTGAATCGAGGTTTCGATATGAACCCTCGGTTGCCCCTGTCGAATCCAATTTCACCGCTGGTAAGACTTGAGCCGGTGCCTTCTCTTTTGCGAGTTGAAGCCAACCTTTATTAACGTCTTCACCCATTGGGTTTGCTTTAGGATCCGTACTCTCACCCGCAATGGAGGTGCCGTGGAAACCAATACGCAGCTTATCTAAGGCGAAATTACGCGTGATGGCGTTGTTCATCAGCTTCATCCACTGACCTTTACCACCCGAGTTCGCCCAGATTGTCATCGTGATCCAGTTGATATGAGCGCCTGAGTCCGTTTCGGTTAGCTCGTAGGTATTGCCGCTTTGGTCAAGAGAGCCCATGAATCGACCGTCTTTAACTCGACCGGTCAGCAAGCCACTATCACCCACATCGATCACTTGACCTTTAATTTGGTCAACCGAGATATTCGAAATACGGTTTAAGAAAGAGTCGGATTCAACAATGGCTTGGCGAAGCTTGGTTTCCATCACAGGCGTGATATTGAATTGCTTAGACGCATCTACAACGCCGCCCGCTTTTGCTACGGCTTGGCAATATTCATCTAAAAATTGAGTCGATACTGCATTGAGCATTTACACGACCTCCACTGTTGATTCGCCGCCGTTGCCTTCTTCACCAGGCTTTTGACCAGGGACTTCTTGCTTAAGCTTCGCGAACTGGGTTTCAAGGTTTTGTACTTGCTCGGCTACAGGAGCAAGCTGCTTCTCTAATTCACTAGAGAACTGCTCCAAAGAGAACGTTTGAACGTCACCTTCGGGTTTGGCTTCGGGTTCGTTAGGTGTTTGCGTTTGCAGGTTAAACTCTTGTTTGAGTTCCTCCTTTAGCTCACCTTTCATAATGCCGAGCTGCTCTTTCATCGCAGCTTTGAATTGTTCTTCGGTCACTTCTTCTTCCTCTGGTTCAGGATCAGGTTGTGGCTCTGGTTGTTCATCACCAGAATTGAAAAAGGCATTACACAAGGCAAAGAATCGGTCTGTTTTTGAGTAACACTCATCAAGGCTGATTTCTTCCAGTTGGCTGCAACTCAGCTCTGTGGTTTGACCTACTTGTCGCGAAAACTGAAGTAATGAAACACCAGACGACGCCGGGGAATCGGTCACGGCTAACCCCATCAGGTAGCACTTTCCTTGCCCTTTATAGTCTGGGTTGGGTTCTATGGAGGTAAACAGCTTCTGCCCAAGCTTATTGGCTTCAAGTAAATATTGATTAGGTTCAAGTTTGGCAAACAAGCGCATTTTCCCATCCACTTCTTCAGCTTTTACGGCAAGCACTTTGCCCCAGTTACTTCCGTAACCAGCAAAGCGTTTGTGTTCAGGCCAAATCAAAGCGGTGTATTCACTCAAGGCGTAATTTTCTGCAATCTGTATGAGCCATTCTCGGGTGATCTTACGACCATCAACCGTCGGCCCTTCTGTTGCTACAATTTTCCAATCACTGGTTTTTGCCATTTGAGTTTTTTACCTAGTATTAATTTGTCAGTTAGGTGTTTCTGGCATTCACAATACGCCTTTGATTTACCCGTTTCAGCCACTTCAATTCCGACCAATTCGGATACAGGGCGTATCCGAACCCATCCGAATTTTGCTATGCAATTTAGGTTGTTACCTCGGCGTATGATTGGTCCATGGCATATTCTCCTGAAACACGACACGCGGCCCGTTCCCTTTATTTAAAGGCTTGGACACCCAATGAAATCGCTTCCGAACTAGGTTTGAACAGCACCAGAATCATTTATCACTGGGCTGACAAATTTGGATGGCGTGATATGTTGCGCGAGCAAACGATTGATGAATCGATAGCGCGTAGAATTGAAACCCTGCTTGAGCTAGAAAACCCAACCAAAGGCCAGCTCGATATGCTTGATAGGCTCATCAAGCACCACGTACAACTTAAAAAATTCCATGCTCAAACTCAGCCAGTTGGAGAGAAACACTCATCTAACGAAACTGAACCTGTGGCTAAAACTAACGGTAAAAGTTCGCGCTCTAATAAGTCTGACGACAAGCAGAAAAAGAAGAAAAGTAAAAAGAAGAACAACATTGCTGAGCTGACCAAAGAGAACTTCGCAACCTGGCATGAATCGCTCTTTGAATATCAGCATACGATGCGTAACAACCTGCACCAGCGTACGCGTAATATTCTTAAATCCCGTCAAATTGGCGCCACCTATTACTTCAGTGGTGAAGCGTTAGAAGATGCGATTTTGACTGGCGATAACCAGATATTCTTATCCGCGTCTCGCGCCCAGGCCGAAGTATTCAGAAGCTACATTATTGCGATTGGTGAAGAGTTTTTAGGTGTTGAATTGACGGGTAACCCGATCATTCTCTCTAACGGGGCTGAGCTCAGATTCTTATCCACCAACTCAAAAACCGCGCAAAGTTATCATGGCCATGTTTATGTGGATGAGTATTTCTGGATCCCGAAATTCGATGAATTGAACAAGCTCGCGTCAGCTATGGCGACTCATAAGAACTGGCGCAAAACCTACTTCTCGACCCCTTCCGCTAAAACGCACCAGGCTTACACATTTTGGACCGGTGACCAATGGCGCAGAGGCCGTGATACTCGCACCAACATTGAGTTCCCTACCTTTGACGAATACCGAGATGGCGGCCGACTCTGCCCAGACAAACAATGGCGTTACATAGTCACAATTGAAGATGCGGCTGCAGGTGGCTGTGAGCTTTTTGATATTGATGAACTGCGCGACGAATACAGCAAAGACGATTTTGATAATCTGTTTATGTGTATTTTCGTTGATGGCGCCAGCTCCGTCTTCAAGTTTTCAGCGCTCGAAAAAGCCATGGTGGACATTAGCCGGTGGCAAGACTTCAAACCCAATGACAAAGACCCCTTCGATCGCCGTGAAGTTTGGTTAGGTTACGACCCAAGCCGAACTCGAGACAATGCTTGTTTAGTTGTCGTAGCACCGCCGATTGTTGCCGTTGAAAAATTCAGAGTACTTGAAAAGCACTACTGGCGAGGTTTGAACTTTCAGTACCAGGCGCAGCAAGTGTCTAAAGTGTTTGAGCGTTATAACGTGAGCTATTTAGGCATAGATACCACGGGCATTGGCGCGGGCGTTTATGACTTGATTAACAAGAAACACCCGCGAGAAACCGTGGCCATTCAATACAGTAATGAAAGTAAGAACCGCTTGGTGATGAAGATGATAGATGTGGTCGAAGCCAACCGCATTCAGTTTGATGCTGAACACAAAGACATCGCCATGGCATTCATGGCTATCAAGCGAGCGACCACCAATAGCGGCAACAACATGACCTTCAAAGCAGAACGCAGCGAGTTAACCGGACATGCCGATGCCTTTTGGGCGATTTCCCATGCCTGTATTAATGAGCCGCTCGATCACTCTGAAAAACGTAAATCAACTTGGCAGATGTAAATCAATGACTGAACAGACAACAGAAATAATCACGAAAGAATCCGCTAATGATGAAAGCTTGATGTTTAGCTTTGGTGAGCCAGAAATCATGGACCGTGATTTCACCAACTACGAATACAACGAGCTCTACTACAACGAAGACGGGAACTACTGGGAACCGCCACTCGATAGAGCTGGCTTAAATAAACTGACTCGGGCTAACGCTTATCACGGTTCTATCTTAATGGCTCGCCGTAACATGATTGCGGGCCGTTACACCCAAGGCGGAATGCAGAAGCAACAAATGCAATCCGCCGTGCATGACTTCTTAGAATTTGGTGACACTGCCCTGCTTAAGCTTCGTAACTACTTTGGCAAAGTCATTGGACTATGGCCTATTCCTACGATGTATTTACGTAAACGTAAGAACGGTGACTTCGCATTCTTAGAGCGAGACGACAAGCAAAAGAGTTACAAGAAAGAAGACGTTATATTCATCAAACAATACGACCCAGTTCAGCAAGTCTACGGAGGACCGGATTACCTTGGCTGTGTTCAGTCGGCTTTGCTTAGCCAGGACTCCACCACGTTTCGTCGCCGTTACTATAAGAACGGTTTGCACATGGGCTTTATCTTCTATGCGACTGACCCGAACTTGAGCAAAAACGATGAGGAAGACCTAAAGCAGAAGATGGCTTCAAGCCGTGGTGTGGGTAACTTCCGTTCAATGTTCATCAACATTCCAAACGGCAATGAGAAAGGGATTCAACTCATACCAGTTGGCGACATTGCAACAAAAGATGAGTACGAGAAAATTAAGAACGTCACCGCACAAGAGGTGATCACCGGCCATCGCTTCCCTGTTGAACTGGCTGCAATCATCCCAAACGGTGGTACGCGTGGTGACCCTATTAAATTTGATTACGTTTACTGCAAAAATGAAGTGATACCCGCTTGCGAAATGTTCATGGATGCGGTGAACAGCGACCCAGAAGTACCCAAACACCTGCATTTGACCTTCAATTTAGATAATGTGGCAGCCTAATTAGCGTGACGTTTTTTGCAATTATGTTTTTCTCTTCAATTTGCGCTCAGCCCTTTCTTCATAAGGGCTGAGAAACAACTCAAACGATCGTCATAAAACACAAACGATCATTCAAAAACCGACCAAAAATACAAAAGCCACTATATTTCAGTTACTTAACAGCAATCAACCAGATCAACACTGATCGTCAGAATTTCAATTCCTTGCAATTTTTTGCACTCTTCGCAATTTTACTAGGCACTCTTTAAGCCATTCTGAGCACGACTAACTTAATGCAAGCCCCGTTATTCCTAAAGGGCTAGCGGTTTGTTAGCCTTCCATAGCGGTGGCAGAATTTCACTGAAATAGAATTGCGAAAAAATGAGATCGAAAACGCTTCAGGTGGGGAGGAGGAGTGCGTTTTCCGTGGATTGGGCGTGCTTTCGGTGGAGCTGTGAGACAGGCATAAAAAAGCCACCATGAGCGGTGGCTATGGGAAGTGCTGCAGTTCAAGCTTGATGCTAAAATTTTTGATCAAGCGTGAACACAGACGTGCAACCCGCTCCTGTAGGATGAAGAAGCATATTTACTCCCCCTTTATTCTTCATCCAGATGTAATCTCCTGTTTCCGCAACATAATCAAACGAAGACATTTCCTTAGAGTATGCCATACATGATTTTGAAGATTGTATTATTGAAGTAAGGTCATATGTACATTGAGTCCCAACTTTAAATAACGTAACGTTTTTAAAAATTGAATCTCCTTTGATTCCCCAAGTACTAGTCATTGTAAATTGCTTTGGGTTGTCATTATGTGTACTAGTATTAATGCGAATATCAGTCCCGCCGGCATTCTTGAATATCTCTCTTATTGCCGTATCACAACCAGTAAACCCTCTTTCATGAGCTTGTTTTAATGCAAAATCTATAAACCCAGAATCTCCAGAAAAGGATGGAGATGAGATAAAAAGTAATGATAATAAAGTAGTTCTAATTTTCATAAATCTTCCTTAATCGTAAGAAGTAAGCCTAATAGCTTTGTTTAGACAGAGAAACTCTGTATTTAAATACACAATTTTTCTATTTGGAAATTTCATGAGAAGAAGAATACACATTTATCAAGTTAATAAACAACAACTTATCTTTCACTGGTGCCTGATCGCTTCACAAAATTTAAAATATGTATACGCAGTAAGACCGTTATAGTTCACTCTAGGTAAACACTCCCATTGTGAAAGACAAAAAGACGACCTCTAAAATGGTAGAACTGTATAAATCCACACCATAATTTAATACCATGAACCTATTACTTCGATAGCTTCATGGTGTTATATGAGAGTAGTTTGCCCTGAGTGTGGCGAGAAAGCCCGCATACAAAAATCAAACCGTATTTCAGCGGGTTATAGCGACTTATATTGTAGTTGTAGTGACCCCGAATGTGGCCACTCTTTCGTAATGAACCTAACCTTCAGCCAACTCTAAGCCCTTCGGCTAAAACAACTTCCCAGTTAGCTTTTGAAATGGTTAAAGATCTAGAACCCGATCAGCGCCAAGGACTAAACTAGCAACTCGACGGTCACTCTTTATTTCTAAAATTTTTTAGCAAGTTTTACCTTATATTGGATTCGAAATTTAGCGAAAATTGAATTGCATCAAATGAGACCAAAAACGTCGAAACCGTGAGTACGTCTTCGTCACGCGTACTTTATTTACACCTTGTTGTATCCATTTTCTCGACGAAATGTTTCTGTGCCAGCTGTAAGGATTTTGAGTTTTTTATTAAAAGTTCTATAGACTGTAAACTTAAGGAGTAAATGAATCATAATGGTTATTGCTGTCAACAATAGTCCTAAATATGCCCCCTTCATGAACGCCATCAAAACAACAAAGAGCAAAAGTGGATATAACAAAAAAGTTATTACTCTAGGTATACCTTTTATGTTAGCAATCATCAAAGTCTCTAAAGCATATAGCTCGTCAGGTGATTGAACATTTTTTGATTTGTAATACCCAATCACAGAACGTTCATCTTTAAATGTCAGTCCCATCATTGTGTCATTAGTGTCCATATTAATCTCCATTTTTCACTTAGAGTATGGAACTCTGGCACATATAATATGAACAGTTAACCTCAACTTAGAGTGCAAAATCCAATATGTGTACTAACTCGCAGTACTACGTATTAGGTTGGTATTCTCAGTTTCTATACCGTAGCTTAAGTACCCTATAGTTCCTGTATAAAACACCACCATAATTTAGTACCATGGGCTTATCATTTAGATAGGTTTATGGTGTCATATGAGAGTTGTTTGCCCCGAATGTGGCGAGAAAGCCCGCATACAAAAATCAAACCGTATTTCAGCGGGTTATAGCGATTTATATTGTAGTTGTAGTGACCCCGAATGCGGTCATTCCTTTGTGATGAACCTAACCTTCAGCCATACTCTTAGCCCTTCGGCTAAAACGACTTCTCAGTTAGCTTTTGAAATGGTTAAAGCCCTGGCACCCGATCAGCGCCAAGAACTAAAACAACAGCTATCAATCCTCTAAAGTTTAAATTCTGGGCTATCTCCACCATCAGCCATTTCAATTAGCTGCTTCATTGCAGCTAACTTTTCAGGCTTCAACTCTTCTCTTTGGTCCGCAACCAATAAACCCATCAAATAAATACCTACATCAGCTCTGCTTTCACCTTCAGTGCTGAGTGCTACAGCATCTATAATGAACTCCATCGCTTGTAAAAATATGTCCTGTTGTTTTAATGACATAGCTCTACTCCAAACCAAAAGACTGGATAAATATACAGTACTTTTATAAATATTCATACAGCGTTTTTATGAAGCGAGATTCACCCCTCATTCTGATAACTAATCTGCCCCTCATATCAACGGCCATTCGGCGGTTTCAGGAAAGAACGATAAATTAGGCTGTTCATATTCATAGTCGTCATCGTCTCCGGTTAGAGGTTCAGGCGGTTTAGCCTCGAAATCATCTAGCCAGCTTAAATCTGGCTTAGGTTGGTACACTTCAACCAGCTGGGCTGGGCGAACCGTGCCGCATGGTAGATGCTCCGCAGGGCGGATTCTTATACTCGTTTCATCATCTATTCGAATTGAACTACCTTGTTGCAGCGCGATTAGAGCTGAACCATCAATGTTTGGCGGTAACCCACCACCTACTGAGTAAGGTTCTAATAATCGCTTAAGCTGATCGCTGACCTGTACTTTCTGCGGTAGCGTACAGTTATTGACAGAACTCCGAGAGGAGCCAGAGGCTCCAGAAAGAGCAAGAGCCCCCGATTCACGTTGGGCGTCTAACGTAGACGTTGGCATTATCTGCCAGTTCTTAGTGCGAGTTTTAACGAGCATGCCTGCGGCATCAAAGCCTTCAATCTTGCTCACGATTTCACCGTGGGGTGACGCAAACGGTAATTCTTGATAGGTATTTCTGATCAGCAAGTCGTCACGTTTAACAAATGGACCACCTTGGCCCATGATGTAACCTTGCCAATTGCCATTATCGGCGGCGATTAACGTATCAACGATGCTTGAATCATCACTCTTGATTCGTGCTTGGTAACTATCACCAATTACTTTTAGAAGTTCTTCATTAGTGATTAGCTTGCTTGGCTTAATAGGGCCAACGAGTTCACGTTGTAACATTGAATAAATAGTAAGTAGGTCGACACGCTCTTGCATGAAGAGGTATTCCATAAAGGCTTTTTTGTTCTGGCTAGCAAAGCGGCGCAGTTCTCGGTAAGTCGTAACCGGAGCACCACCAAAGAATTGGAATTGGCGAATGTTCCAACGGCTTTTCCATGCACTCACGTTTTTCGCCATGTCTTTAGCAGATTTGCCTTCTTCTTTGCCTGTCTTTGGATTGATGCTGACTGTCTCATCAGCCAAATCATCATCCATGGCATAACCATCAATGTTTTTAGAAATGTATTTGGCGATGTAACCCGTAGCCGTGCCCAGTTCTGGGTCAATGGCTTGAATGTCACAACGGGCAGATGGGTCCAGCAGTCCCTCTTTGTTAATCAGTTCGTGTTTGTCTTCTTGGATTGCGTAATCTGTAAAAATTTCTTCAATCGCATCTACCTGTTCAGGCTTTGCCCAGATAAGCAAATGCCAGTGTGGTGTGCCATCGTGATGTGGTTCAGCCACACGAACACCAAACCAACGAATTTCTTTTCGACCTAATTTGGCACGAATCTTTGCCCATACATTGTTTAAGTAAGCTTGAGCATCACGTGGGCTTGCGCCATTCCAGTGACCAATGAAACCGCCTTTCTTATAACTGTTGTGGTATTTGGCTGGTGTGGTCAGGGTTAAAAACAAGCCTTGTAGACCTAACTCGTTGCCAATGTCTTCACAACCACGGCAACGCACCATTAACTCATGGCGGCGAATAGCAGGGTTCGATACGCTTTTTAATACCATGTCTTTTAAGCTGGCTTCTTCGCCTGTTTCTTCATCGAACAAAGATGAGTTTTCGATAAATTCCCAGTTCTTTTGGCGTTGTTCTTTATATTCTCGGATACAGTCCCATGAAGCATAAGGCGAAGCGTGTTTCGAGACTTGGCCCATAGCAATGGCTAGGTGCTCACGCATAATTTTTCGGCATCGAATCAAACGGTTATACCACCACTTTTCGCTTATCATGCGCGAAATATCTTGCAGGGCAGAAAGCTCCGATTGTTCTTTATATTTGCGAGGAGGCTTAATACCAAAGGTATTACAGACGAATACAGCGGCTTGTTCATAAGAGAACACGACCGCCATTTCTGTTCCTAATGCAGTTTCAGCATGGTATTTATCACTCTCAATACGAATAAACCCGTCAACTATCATGGCAACTTTAAACGCCATATCTTTGATTTCTTCAATTTCCAACTCGGCCAAAGTGCGATTTCTTACTGGTTTGCGGTTTTGTTCTATTCGTTCAAAATCAAAGTACTGTTGCTGTTGAGTTTGGTTCTTGTAGTTGCTTTGCTTAGTGTCATCATTCGCTTCACTCAGCAAAGCAACCTTAGAAGTAGTAGGAAGTTTTTTGTATTGTTTAAGTACCAATAGAACACGCCTATGCGCGGGTACCATTTTTTCACGAATGAAAGTATTCGCGGCTGGGCGGCCTTGTTTCTCAAAAATCGAAATATAACGATTTGCGAAATATTTAGTTAGGTAATGAGGGAGATCAGCAAAGTGTTCAGATAGCCATTCTCTATCTGCTGGGTTTACTTCATATAACTTACGCTCAACAACTGAAAGATTTTCAGGTTCTATATTAGCGGGTTCGTAACCTGCAGGAACACAAATAAGCCCTTCATTTATGGCAGGTAAAGGGCATAACCAAAAGCGATTTAATGGTTTAACTGGTTGATAGTATGTCACTAACACTCATCCAAAAAATCTGTGGGGTTGCGTGTGATTTTCAATTGAACCTGGATAGACTCATCACCAGATAGCAAAGTACCTAACAGCACTTCATTATCTGGGTGATCACCTTCCAGCATTTCTACTAATAGGGTTTCAATATAATCAGGTGCTTCAGCCGCAACTTTCTGTGCTTCGCTCATAACTGAACACCTAATGCTGTAGCCCAGCAGCTAGACATAGCATCAGGTTTTTTAATACCGATTTGATTGGCTTTACGCTGCTCTTCGCTCATACCTGTTTTCTGTTTAGGCATTTCAATGGCTTCTTTTAAAGTCATCCCTTCAGACAAACGGCCATATAGAGTGGCCTCAGAAATTTCCACCAATTTAGAGATAGCTCGCATCCCCTGTTGCCCTTTGTGCTCATATTTGACTTGAGCAACCTGAGCGCAACGAGGCATTGTGACTGCTTGTTCAATATCAAAGCCTCGCTGCAAACGCTTTAACAAGGTGGAGTAGTTAATACCGAACTTTTCAGCAATGGCTTTCACACCCTTACAACCTTGGTATTCACATTGATGAGTCATAACGCTGCTAACTCCTGTGTATCCATAACCATGTGGCCACCGGTGTGGTTACCTTTGATAATCACCCCGTTCAAAACGTGCTGGCAGTTGAACAGCTCGCAAGCCGTATCAATCGCAGGTTCAGCAGATTCAAATTCGCCTAGCAACACGTTCTTCACTTCGTTAGTTTCATCATGGCGAACAACGCCGCCACCGCTATTCAGGGCAACTGCTACATAACTCAGCATCAGCAAGCCTCCACAGTTGGGTAACCGTGTTCATCGGCCATATCACGCCACCACATTTGCATTTGAGTAGTTTGGGAAGTGGACTTATTACAAGCCGACACAAAGAACAGAGCACGAACGGCACCTAAGGCTTGGTTTGCGATATCTCGATCAGAAGCCGTGTTGTACACCACGATCCAAAAAGCCCACCAAGCGGTAATGAAATCTTCCAAACAAAGTCCCTGTTCGGTACCGTTCACATTCACAAGTAATGCTCGTGTAGAGTCCAAGCTCAGCACATCGCCCTGGCTAGTTTCTGTAATATTGAAAACACGCATGAACTGTTCAATCTTGCGAGTAGTAAACCCTTCGGAACGCAGCGCGTGGTTCAAGTCTTTCTGATAAACCGAAATAGTGCTCATGCTGCCACCTCCCCTAACTTTTTAAGTAGAGTCGTTGCCTCTGTAGCAAAATAACGTGAGTCTTGAATCTGCCTTTTTAGGTCTGCGGTTGTGAGTCCGGCCTCTCGAACCACATCAATGCCCGCTTCCATGCAGTCGGCAGCTTCCACTAAACGGTCTCGTAAATGCCCCATCAAAATCACACTGTTTAAATGAGATGAATTTGAAAGAGAAAGAACGCACACCTCTTTGCTTAAACCAAACTTACCGCCCTGCATTACGTGCGTAATTTCATGAACCAGAGATGCACCCGTTTTATGACCTTCGCTGTCTACTTCATGCTGTATCAACACATCGTTAGTTTGATAGTTACGATCATTGACTCGAATTTCAGCCGTTTTACGACCTAAACGAACTTCGTTAAAAAACTCTGATTGGGTTTTTACTTCATGTAATTTCATGCCTACTCCCCCACAGCCGACAAACAAAACTGTTCGAATTGATATAACGCTTCATCATCAAAATGGCCTAAGTCACGGAGGCCAAGCATTTCAAGAAACAGGTGGCGATTACTCATATCTAAGTTCGCCCAATGGTGAAGCTGTGAAACTTGTTCAATCGAACCGTTGCGGTACCAGCTTGGAAATGAATAGCCAAAGAACACACGAGCTCGATCGCTTTCCATTGCTTCTTTGATATCGGCTAAGACTTCTTCTTGAGGGCGGTGGGTAGCGATAGGGTCTTGCTTCTTCGCGATAGCATCGAGCTGAATCAAAACTTGGTATTGCTGATCTTGATTGCTTGAGTTAAAGCGCTCAGCGATTTGGTTAAAAGACTGACTAAATAGGTGTTCTTCAATATTACTCATCATCAATTCCTCAAATTTTAGATATAAAAAAACCTCCCTCTAAAAATCAAAGAGGGATAAAGGGTGTAGGCATAACGCCTAGTGGTTAGGTTTTCTTGGGTGTAACGGGGTTATGACCAGCGCGAAAGTACATCCTGCGCGTTGGCATCAATTCGGTTAATTTCCCGTGAAAGGCGCATTTGTTCAGCACGGCAATCACTCTTGGAAAACTGAGCTTGTAACTCTTCACGCTTTGAGCGAAGTGGCTTTAGTTGGCGCTCGCCAAGTTCTCTTCGCGTACGTTGTAATGCAGAAAGGCCACGTTCTTTTTGCTCACGGTTCAAAGACCAACAAGGCAAATCAGGGCACGGATTTTCTAGCGGTGGGACATCTAGGTTTGAATGTTCGACTGTTGCAACTGACATACTATTTTCCTCTAACTTAAGCCGGGAATGGCCGAACCATTGGCGACCAAATCCACACTCATAGCTAAGAATGGGGAAACGCCTTTTGTGCGGCTTTCTATATCGTTGATAAGAAGCACAAGGTTGCTAATACCCGCTTGTGCTTTTTGGATAATGACGTGTTTATTGGTGCGGCTTAGGCGATCTTGTCCTGCATGCTCTAAAGCCATGCGAGATAAATCACCAGAGTGCATCGCGTTTTCTAATGCGCGTTTAATAAAGGTTTCTTCACTCGCATCATTGGGAATTTGTGCGGTCACCACACCGAGGCCAAGCAAAAGGCTATTAAGAATGGTGAAGTTACCACTCGCCTTGGTGATCATCACAAGTTCTACACTGGTAAGGATGTGCGGCTGCTCTGGGTTGAGCTTGTTACGCAGCATTGTGGCATTCATATCCACGGCCTTTGCTAACTTGGTCATGTTCTCCGAGTTCGTAAATGCACAACACGCTTCGTTAAATGCCTTTTGTTTAGAGCCACGGAATTCGCACATTGAGTCAATTTTGTTCATAACCAATACTCAATTAAAGACAAACGGGGCGAAAACGAAACCCCAACCAAGAACATTGAGCCATAACGGGCAATACTCTTTGGTTGGAACTAGGGAAGATAAACGCATGACGGCCTACCCTAACTTTTCCATAGCTTCACGAGTTGCCATCTCAACTAAGGCGATCATGTTGATGAGAGGAGTTTCTTTACCTTTTGCTTTAGTTTTAATAGGTAAGCGACCATCTGCTACCCAATCCATGATGGTGCGCTTAGGCATTCCAGAGAACTGAGAGTATTGGTCGTACGTCATGAAAGGCGTATTTAGGACTACTTGATATGAGAGCATAGTGATATCCTGTCAGGTAATTGAATGTACACATAAGTAGTCAGAAGTTGCCGCTCGCTGACTACGCTTTAGCAAACATTATTGATCGCTTATGCCAACTAATCAAGAAGAGTTATCCGCTTTCTCGTATTTAAATGGGAAAGACTTTGTTCAAAGATTGATCGAAGTAACAGAATCGAAGAGTCAGAGAGTACTTTCTGAAAAGCTAGGAGTTCCAACTTCAACTATTTCTACGTGGGTAAAGCGTGGACTAACACCTCATGAGATCGCAGTAAGAGCTCATTTGCATACAGGTGTTTCATTGAAGTGGCTTTTATTGGGAGAAGGTGAGGCGTTTCCGAACAGAAGTTCGCAAATGCACGAATCAAAGAGGCTAGAAACGAAATATCTATTCGACATTGACTCTTTCAAGGTTCTCAATGGCGAATTAACAGAGTTAAAAACACTAACTTTTGATAAATCACTGCTTGATGAAGTTTCAGTAACCAATGCAATGGCTATTCGCGAAGGCGAGTTCACATCAATCATTGATAAAGAAGTTCACCAAGCAGTTAGCGGAACGTACCTAGTCGATATGGACGGCCTACTCTCACTAAACGATATTCAGCGTTTGCCAGGCAAGAAGCTAGCGATCAGCTTTAACGGCTCGACTCTAACAGTCGAAGAAGATGAAGTGAGAGTTGTGGGTAGAGTAGCTTTGGTGATGGAGAAGAAGTAATGGGTAATAAAACCGAATTAGATTCTCATACCTTATCTTTTGGTTTTTCAGCATCAAAAGCTTCTCCATTAAAAAAATTCAGATCACTGACACTTAAAGCGGAAAAAGGGTTTTACTTTTTACTAACAGTATTTGGTTCCCTATGTTTAAGTATCGCTAGTGCATATGCTAACGGATATGTTTTTTTAGGAGACAAAGGTCAATGGACATTAGCCTCTTCAACTGGCGATCAAGTACTTGTTGTTTTACTTAACCCATACCTTCATTTCATTGGCGGTGTTTTACTTTTAGGATGGGGGTTATTGGGGTCATATCTGGATAACGATAACCTCAAAATATATAACAACAAGCTTAAGCTTCAAATCCAACCTATGAAGAAAAGAGAACAAGAGTTAAAGCGTGAGAATCAACAGAACCAAATAACACATGAAGGCAAAATAAGTGTTCTCGAAAGCAGGCTTAAAGACTCGATAGAACAAACCACCTTGTTGAAAAGTGAGCTGCGAGCAAAGCATGCCCTTTTAGTAAAGACTTGGCTCAAAGGAGCCTTTTCTCACTTAATGAATGACGATGATGCAATTGTAAAAGAGAATACTCATGCCCGAGTGTCGATATATTATGTATATAACAACCACTTTTACATACTGGCTAGATATTCACCTAATGCTGAGTACGACAAGATCCACCGTCAAAAATTCTCAATGGGAAAGGGGATAATTTATCAAACATATCAACATTTAGAAGTACATGAGAACTCTTTAGTTGAGTATAAGTCCTCAAATCCGGACCTGTACTATTCTGCTATTGAGGAAAAATACAGCTACAAAAAAGAGCAACTAGAGAACTTTAATATGAAGGCTTGTCGTTATTTTGGCCGCGCTATTCGCGAAGCGGATGTAACACAAGGCATAATTTTAATTGAAAGTACTAAAGCCATTGATCTTAATTCCGACGAACAAGTTCAAAAGATTAGAGACTACTTCGAGAAAAATTGGAGCCACCTAAGTCAATTTGTGAGACATGGTGTTAAACATGATATTACTTGTAAACACCATGACTCTTTAAGAACCGATCAAGATGTTCTTGGTGTTTTGTCCGAGCACAGCGCTGATGAGGACATACTCACGATGCTAAAGCCACCTAAAGATGGAGGGCAATAAAATGAATTCCATACAATTAATCGTAGCGTATTACTGTCTCAATTATCCATACCCTAGTGAGCTCTCCAACGCGAGAATTACGAAGCTGGTTTATCTTGCCGATTGGTATAGCGCTTTAGGTGACGGAGAAACTCTAACAAATATTCAATGGTTATTTAACCATTATGGTCCTTACGTCGATGACGTGATTAATAATGTAAAATTTAATTCTAGTTTCACCGTAACCCCAACGCAGACAACATTTGGTTCAGAAAAATCTGTCATTTCATTTAGAGGCATGGAAATAGATGTATACGGCGAACTGTCTGCAAGAACTAGACAAATTCTGGATCTTGTTATAGAGAAAACTAAAGATTTATATTTTAATGACTTTATCGATTACGTTTATTCAACCTATCCAGTTAGAGCTCAAAATCGATATGCTGTACTAAATTTAGTGCAGCTTGCTAGTGAATACAAATCACTCCAAAATAATAATTAAAGGCTTAATTTTATGGAAAACCTCATTTTTCAAACGTTCTCTGAAATCAACTTAAACGACCCATTTTTTGATAGCCTCAAGGCTGATTATAGTGAGTTTTCTATTTGGTTTAATAAAAAATCAGAAAATAGGGCTTTGGTTTTATATAATAGCTCAGGAACGATTGAAGGTTTTTTATATTGTAAATTCGAAAGTGGTCCTGGTGATGATACAACACCTTTACTACCCAACACGAATCATATGAAAGTAGGCACATTTAAATTTAATCCTATGCAGACTCGAAGAGGAGATCGTTATCTCAAAAAGATTTTCGACTACGCTTTATCTAGTGATTCTGCAGTTGAAGATATCTATGTAACTGTATTTGGACAAAAGCATCAATACCTTGCCAACTTATTTCAACGATATGGTTTCGAACATTATGCGACTAAAACCACTCCAAATGGTGTCGAAGATGTACTTTTACGAAGCTTGTCAAAGCGAAATAACGATGTAGATAAAGACTACCCATTTGTGCCGACTAAAGGCAACAACAAGTTCCTTCTTGGTATACGAGCAGACTTTCATACAAAACTATTCCCAGACTCTAGGCTCTTCACTGAATCGCCAAATATAGTTAGAGACATATCACACTCAAATAGTATCCACAAAATTTATATTTGTTCTATGGATGGTGTATTACAATTCAGACGAGGTGACAGTATCATCATTTATAGGATGGGAGATGGTCAAGGAGCCGCCGAATATAGAGCTGTTGCTACCTCATTGTGCGTGGTAGAAAATGTACACCATATTAGCACATATAAGAATGAGAACGACTTTGTAAATAGTTGTATTAAATTTAGCGTCTTCTCAGATTATGAACTAAGAAAGATTTACAGAGATGGTAGATACCAATACATCATCAACTTTACTTATAATGTAGCTCTACCAAAAAGGCCGATCAGAAAAAGTTTAATTGAGGATGCTGGACTAAATAGAAACGGCTATTGGGGTGTTATGCCTTTGTCAGATCAGCAGTTTAATGACGTAATACGTTTATCTGAATTAGATCCGAAATTTTTAATCTAAGATTACAGGAGAAGCACCTATTCGGTGCTTCTCAAACTATTAAAACTTCAAAATGCCAACCAGCTGCTCGATTGAGGCAGTAGATTCGTATTCGTATAACCCTATTGAGCGTGCTTTGCAGTACTCTTCGGCTCTAGCTGTTTCCTTTACTTGAAGTTCATTCAACTTATCCGAACTAATTGCTTCTAAGTCACGTTTCAGCAACCGATCATAGACAACAGATGGATCACATGTAACATTTATTACTGCAACTGGAGAAATCGTATCAAACACCATATCATCTAATTCGATGATATGACCCTCTTTTCCCATCAGGCAAAAGTGACCATCTAACAAAAACTTATCTTCTTTTATCTTATTCAACCCTTGAATCAAAGCTTCTTGGTTTCGCTCTGCTGTTGTAACAACCTTGCTATCTTCAACATATTCAGAGTTCTGCTTTATAAGATCACTACATGAGTATATTGGCATTCCCAACTCAGATTCCAATTGATTGCAAAGTGTACCCTTCCCAGCACCATGTATACCTGAGACAAAATATATCTCTTTCATTCACCTAGCTTCCTTATGAAAAAAACCGAGCTTTCGCTCGGTTCAGTTGTTAACTCATACATAAATTAGATGTCGAATCTATGTATTTAAATGACTGGGGTGCTTTGAAATTTGGCTCAACCTCATAAGGGTTGATAGGTGTATCGTATTTCTTGAATTTCTTTATTTGAATTGCATATGCGACCTCACGTTCAGAAAAGTACATATCAAAAAACTGCTTTTGAATACCTGAAGATTTCTCCGTTTCTTTCCACAAATCTTCTGGATGACTTTTCAGGATCACGCCAATTTCAAACTCACCTACGATCTTGCCTTCTGGCATCGTTGAATAGATTACGACAGACTTAACTCCTGGACGTTTAAAAACAGCCTTTCTGAACTCAAATAGCTTCTCGCCAGACATAATCTTTTCTACAAACTCAGGTTTTATAGACAATAACGCTTTCATCGTTTAACTCTTAATTCTGTTCTGATCACGAATATTAAACCTATAAAGGCCAAATAGCATCAGAAAAACTGACATTGTGAGAAATAACTCTCTTTGTAAAATTCGAACCTTTGAAATACTGTTTTAATATACAGCATAGTCTCATGATTATCTATCAATTAGCCCAAAACAACCCAAACACATTGTTTTTCCCGTCTTGATCAAGGCCTTTGATCTGATGGTGTTTTGGTTCTCCACCAAACAATAAAATGTACAACTTCCGGTCTTGATACGTCCCCACTACATAGTGGTCTTTTTGTATCACGTATTCGATAGTTTCGGCTTCCTCATCGGTGCACAGATACTTAATATCGACCAGCTTCACCCACTTCAAACCAACTATGTTCTCTGCTTCTATAAACCCACCAAATGGCGCCGTAAATCGATTGCCTAGCTTCAAAAGCGCATCAATCACCCCTTGGTTCTTCTTACTTACCCCAATTGGACCATCACTGTTGATTTTGAAATGACTGTAACCAGCAGTCACATGAATTGATTGATACATAGCGGAACCTATTAACTTTCTTAACACTTTGAGAAAGGTGTCTAACCTGTGCTTTTTGTCCGATATAAAACATTGTTCTACGTTTCAGCTCGATTTATACTGTTTTTATATACAGTTATTTTAGGCTTTATTATGTCTATCCGCAATTTAAAAGATGGCTCAACCAAACCTTGGATCTGCGAATGCTACCCAAATGGGCGAGCAGGAAAACGCGTTCGTAAGAAGTTTGCGACAAAAGGCGAAGCTAAAGCCTTTGAGCTTCACACGATGAAGGAGATTGACGATAAGCCCTGGATGGGAGACAAGCCAGATCACCGCAGGCTTTCTCAAATTATTGAGCTTTGGTACCAACTACATGGTGTAAACACCAAATCAGGGCTTAGGGCGAAGCGAAGAATGGAAATCGTATGCGAAGCTTTAAATGACCCTATCGCGAATCAGCTGAATGAACGAATGCTTGCTCATTACCGCGCAAAACGCATCTATAAGGGGCGTAATATAGATAGACTCGCAACAAATCAACCTATCTCTATTGCCACACATAACCATGACCTTATCTGGCTTAAAAGTATGTTTAACGAACTTATTCGCTTGAAGGAGTGGAAAGGCTTAAACCCTATTGCTGATCTCCGAAAACTTAAAACTTCAGAGCCGGAATTAGCGTTTCTAACCGTCAATCAGATCAATCACCTGCTTGATGAAGTAAAAAGTAGCCCAATGAGTGAAGATCTCACTGCCATAATAAAACTGTGCCTAGCAACAGGGGCGAGGATTCGAGAAGCTATCGAGATAAAAGGAGCTCAACTCTCTAAATTCAAAGTGACCTACATCAACACCAAGGGAAAACGAAATAGAACAGTGCCTATATCAGAAGAGCTTTATCAACTGATTCACAAAGACACATCAGGTCGTTTATTTAGCTGTGCATATAGCACGGTCTATAAATGGCTTACTCGAGCATTACCTAATTTACCCAAAGGGCAAGGAACGCATGTTTTACGCCATACCTTTGCAAGTCATTTTATGATGAATGGAGGGAATATTTTGGTATTGCAGAACATTTTAGGTCACACCGATATTTCAATGACGATGCGTTATTCTCATTTTGCACCGAGCCATCTGAGCGATGCTATTCACTTTAATCCTCTGAATTCTTTGCCGCCAAAAAGTGGCGACAAAGTGGCGACAGAGAATGTTATTTAGCGTTTAAAAGGGCTTTCAAACGTTTTTAGCCTACAGCATTTCCTTCGCTACTAAATGCAGCAGAAACGTTTCCCGCTCAATGCTCATGCCCTTTTTAGGGCTCTCGGCCATAGTCTTCTCGTTATGAGCAATTGCGTCATGAATATTAATCCACACCGGCTTCATCCCGTTTTTCACTTCATAATCTTCGTAAGCCGTTTCACCAAGCTCACGATCAATTTTGCATGAGTAGCAGTAAGAGATCATATGCATCATATCCGCATCGTCTTTATACCAAGGACGGAACTCTTCAAAAATGCCAAACGGCTTAATGCTATGGATATTCTTCGCGCCTGTCTCTTCTTCGAGTTCACGCACCATACCAGCAATCACATCTTCACCTTCATCCAAACCACCACCAGGAATGGTGTAGTCGTGATAACGCTCTGTATAGAGCATCAGAATGTCTTCACCATCTAATACAATGGCGCGGGCAGCATTACGCTTGTATACCGTTTTATTGTCTAGATGATCGATATCAGGGTGGATGGTGGTTTTTAGGTGTCTCATGATTCTGACTGCTCTACTGAATTTGGCGGCATCATATCATAATCATCAATAGATTCGAGGTTCTCCGTCCCCCACAAGAACACATACCCTCTGCTTTTGATCGCTGTTCGCCCACGGCTATCGAGTCAAAATAACCATCAAGTAATGCCTTATTGACGGAGGCCGTTCCTGCCATAACATCAGCTATGTCAGCCTGATCAAACACTCAAAAAGCACTTAAAAATAGCGAAATATCAACCTATTTCAATATCTTGACCAAATTAGGACAACCTTTTCTGAAATCTAAAATATACTAATTTCATAGAGCTTCTCATTTGGTTCTGTAGAACTTAACGCATTCGATTATAGAGTTATCACGTAGGAGATAGACATGAAGAAAATTGGTTTGATGGCTGTATGTGCCGTTGTATTAGGCGGTTGTGCAAACGACTATGCAGAATATAGCGAAGGCCAACGTGTTTCAGTCGCTAACCCCGCAGCGGTTTATTGTGTTCAACAGGACGGTGAATTAGACACGGTTACTGAAAACAATCAGCGTACAACTTACTGTGTATTCGATGACGGTGAACGTATCGAGCAATGGGAGTACTACCGCAATAACCATGAGCAAGAAACTGAAAAGTAATAACTTCTATTACAAGTTTCCAATATCAACGCTTTAAAACCCTCCCCCTAAAAATTTAATTATGTTACGTAAACTGCCTGCCATAAGGCAGCGGTTTATCGTACACACACACCAATTGAACGCTGTTTTATTTCTGACATAGCTCTGACATTAGCCTAACCTAGGCCGATAGAATGCCTGCCCGTTACAAATATTTACACATTGAATTACTATGAAAAGCCAACCTAAAACCAATGAACAAACTCCAATGTCGTTTGAACTGCCAGAGTTCACCCTTTCCCAGTCGACATCTCAAGTGATCTACAAACGATGCCAAACAGCTCTCGTTGTTTTAGCGATAGGCATTGTCGCAAACCTTGCACTTCGAATTGATTTTGTATTGTTGAATGGCAATGTTGGTGAGATCTCGGCGACCGAAATGCTGCAACAGTTACTGCTTATCGTGACGTCTGGCTCTTTTGCTTATTTAGCAAGAGAGAAGCGCGAAGTTAAGCACGCAGCTCTTCTTATCAGCGCATTCTTCGCAGTGTTGTTCATTCGTGAAATGGATTTTTGGTTCGACAAGATCGTACATGGTGCATGGGTTGTCCCTGCCCTATTGGTTGCTGGCAGTGCAATTTTCTATGCGATTAAGAATGGTAAAAGAACCATTGATCAGCTTGCGCTTATTCTTGCTTCCCCACACATGAACTTACTCGTTACTGGCGTAATGCTACTGTTGGTGTTCTCTCGTCTATTTGGCATGGGCAGCTTTTGGCACAATGTTATGGGCGATGATTATGTTCGCGTGGTTAAGAACATCGCCGAAGAAGGCACTGAACTTTTGGCTTACTGCCTGATTGCGTTTGCGAGCTTAAAGACCGTTATTGGCATCACGAGAAAGAAATAA